ATGGATGATTACCGAAAATATTCAAAATTAAAACCAGCTAATCTATTATTGTTTGGAAGGTTATATTCATTTCAAGATATTGTCGAGGTGATTTCCTGTGGAAATTATGATGGAGTAAAAGTTGTTATTTGTAATAATAAGAATAATGATGAATATGTTGAAATGGCAAAAATATCAGATAAAAATAACCTATCTATGGTTTTCGATTACGATCATATATCAGAGAATACATCCAAATTAAATGAGATATTGATCAACATAGGTGATTGTAATAATATTACGTATAGAGGAAAATGCAAAGGAACAAAACCAATAGTTATTATGAATTGGTCTGACTTATCTGTAACTTTCAGGGAAGAATTTCATTATTTTAATACAGTTAAAACAGTGAATAAGAATGAATTTTTAAAACTTATACTATGAAACAAAAAATATTAAAAATCAAGTATGAAAAACCAGAACTAAAAAAGGTTGATAAAATGACCTTTATGTTTGAACCATATAAGTCAAGTGTTTCAAAAGTAGCTTGCAGACAGTGTTCGGGTTGTCATGGTTGTAGATAATCTAATTAATATAAGTAATTATGTTTATACGTAAAAATACAACTATAAATACAACTATTTTTGATTTAGAGTTATTATCTAAAGAAGAAAAGACCAACTTGTTTGAAACGATACATAAAAACTATGATAAAGATTTAAACAGTACAAAAAAAGAGACAATACCAACTTTTCTATCTTCTATCGGTGTTATAAGCAATCTGTCTTCTACTATATACAATTATGATTATTTTTATTCTACTTTATTTTTTACTGATATAATAGATCTAGAGCAAACATCTGATATCTTTGAAAAACGTAACATCAAAAAGTCAAATTTTGTTGTTGGGCCACAAAAAAACGAAGAAGATATAATTGTTACAGAAGAAAAAACATCTGAACTTTTAAATAAGTATCATTCTTTAGAAATAAATGCTTTAACAAAAAAAGTAAGTGTAGAAAGTACAAATAATCCTAAATATTGTATTAAAAAATCACGTACGAGAAATAATTTATGTAATAATGCAGAATTAGAAGATGCTGGTTATTTACTTATTTTAGAGGGAATGTGTTCTTTATATGAAATTGGAGATGTTATAAATACATTAAGTTATTTAATTACAACTTCACAAAATAATATTGGATTAACTGTTAATTTACATAATCTTATTCCTTCTACAGTATTGGATGATATTCTCAAAAAATATAGTTGTTTTGATACTAACTTTCGTGATCAAATGTTTAGTTATCTATCGTGTGATAAATCAAATAATGTTCAGGCACAAAGATTTGAAAACAGTTCACTACTTTTCGAAAATACGGATCAAAAACCATTTGAAGATGACACTTTAAATATATTCATTCCTTATACATTGTATATATATTTACCAAAATTTACAAATTGGTTCAAAGATATAACAAAAATAACAACAGAGTGTAAAGTTAATGACCATGCAAAAATATTAGTTACTAACAGAACAGATCCAAGTATTGGTTACCCAAAACAAATAAATAAAAGTCAAGTAAAGAGTAAATATTTAAAACAACAAACATTGGAGAGTATTCTTCCTAACATTACAACAAATAATTACAAATTAATAAACAATATAACTTTCATACCTGCTAATTTTAGTTCTAGAATATTAAAATCAAAATTAAAAAATACAACTAATAAAAGCATTGTGTTGAAAGAATACGGTAATAAGTTATACAACATACCAAAGTCAGTATTAGATGGAGGGTATATGTCTGATCTTTATTTCTTTACTGATAATCAAATAATTGAAATAAATAAAGCTAAGATATCAACATTTCATCATAATTTTGCAGTTTCAAAAGATGGTTTAGTTAACTTATCTTATTACACAAACAATATACATTCAAAACTATTGAATAGATTTGCAAGTGAGCATTATCGTAATGATTTAACCAGAGGAGATTTTATATGCAATTTAAATTTATTGTGTGAAAATTCGTCTGATTTAAAAACATTACTTGCAGACCTAAAAGAAAAACAAAATTATTTAAAAGAAACATTTAATAGTAGAGAGTATATAATATTAACAAATGAAATGTTTGCTTATGAAAAAGCTGTTTTACTTATGTTATACTTAATAAAGTATACAGTTTCTAATACATTCGGATTAAAAAAAGACAGAGGAGCAGAGAAAAGAAAAGATTATTTTAATATTGTTATAGCTAATAATTATAAAATTTCTGATAGTACCTTTAATTCTTTTCAAAATCTATTTTCTACATTTGTTAAAATTACAAGAACAGAAAAAGCTTATTTGTTAGAGGCTTTATTTATAATTTGTTTCACTAAAACAGATGAGGAAATTATAGATTTAACATTGCAAATAATCAAAGAACAAAAAGATATGGCTCAATTATTTATTGATCGTTTAAATATCTATAAAGTAATTTTAAATAGAGTAAAAAAAGGTGTAAACTTTCAGCACTTAAATCATTCTCTTTCTGATACAATATTTAGAAAGATGGAGTCTTTTAAACAAAGTACACTTGTTTACTATGCCATTTCTAATAGTGACCCTGTTCTTTTAGTAAAAATTTTGCTCTCCGACATGTCTACTATATTCTTTTCTAAGTTATTAGAAGAAGATCTATACGTTTTATTTCGTTTCTTGTATCTTTCTCAAGAAAACAATATCATAGTCAAAAATGATAAAATCAAAATAAATTGTATTGCCAACCCCACTTCATATCAAAAAGCACTTTCAACATACAGAAGATACGAGTATGAAGAATCTGCTTTTAATAAAACTAGTGTATTAAAAGAAGTATTAGATGAAAATGTTGACTTAAAAAACGCAGATTTAGATGTATTATTAGATAGTTTACTATTAAAACTTAAAGAATATTACATAAGTTCTTTAAAAAATGAATAGTGTAACAAACGTGTAAAAAAAACGTATAACTAAATTCTCGCCTGGTTTATGTAAAACCAAAACATTTATTATGAAAAAGTTAAATATAACTTTTGCCCTTTTATTTATTCTTACGGGTCTCATGACACCTAAAACATTAACAGCACCAACTATGTGTATCAGGGATAATGTAGGGTGTGTTTACTTAGAACAGCCTACACCAATATATAACTTACTAAGATTGAGTTATGAACCATTAATACGTGCTGTATATCAATGGGAAAGTAGCAGCGGATTAAATTTGTACAATAAAGACGAAAATGCTGTAGGACCTTTTCAAATAAGACAAGTAAGAATAGATGATTATAACAAACGAACAGGATCTAATTACATCCTAGAAGATTGTTATGATTATGATCTTTCCAAACATATATTTCTGCACTATGCATATGGTAAAACTTATGAGCAAGCGGCAAAAAATTGGAACGGATCTGGTCCAAAGACCATTAAATATTGGGACGAAGTTAAAAAACTCATATAAAACTTATTTATTCGGTTCATGGTTAGTATTAACCATATAAAAACAAACTCATGCTAAAATCTTTATTTTCGAAAAAAATATCAACAATTACATTGAGTAAAGCACTTGAGTTAAAGGATCAAATTCAAGATAAATTAAAATCAAATCATACAATTTTGAAACTTGAAAATAGCGTATTGGAGGGACAAAAAAGAAATTATGATTTGAAGAAAACCGTCAAAGAAAATGAAAAGTTACAGGAAAAAATAATTACTCTTAAACTTGTTATACAAACTGGTAACCTTTTAATAGCGCTTGAAGAAACTAAACCAATTTCATATCATGTTTATTTACTTTCAGAGAAAAAAACTCAGATTTTAAATTTACAAAGTATGTTAAAGGAAGCTATCGAAGGTACAAGTACAAATGAAAAGGGTATTATAGTAACTTATGCAAAACCAATTTACACACGTCCAGAATTAGAAGATTGGATAACTATTTTACGAAAAGAATGTTCAGACATTGAAAAGAAATTGACAAAACTGAATAATCTTATTACTGTCGAACTTCCATTTAAACCATAATTTTGTATGAATATCGTTGTAATAGGTTCATGTGAAGATTCTTCTATCTTAGCGAAAGAATTAAATTTACGCCTAAAGAATTCAATAGTAGCCAGGATTGATTTGTTAAAAAATATGAAACAAATAGTCTTACAAGGTTTACATATAAATACTACTAAAAATCTAGGTACTTATGTTGGGGATGTAGAATCTTTTGATTATACATTATTATCCCAAGATAACAAGATAAAAGTGGTAAGTGCTGTACAGGGTATTAGACAAAATCTAAAAACCCTAGAAAATGAAAACAATTACGCAAGTAATTTTATAAACAATACTTTTGATGCTTTAACAAACGGTATACCAACAAGTACTTATTCATTTGTTAAAATCTATTCTGGTATAATTGAGGATGATTTTCTAAATAAAATGTTAGAAGATCAGAATTTCATATCAAATACTATATTGGTAACATTAAAGAACCCAACAGTTCCTTTGTTTCCTATCATAATCTCTAAAAATGTAAAAGACAATTTCAAAAAACAAGTTTTTGCAGATATAGAATGTGATACTGTAACTGATATATTTAAAACAGAGTTAATTCAAACATTATTTGAATTAACGGCTGAAGCAGAATTACCAGAAAAGAGTGAAGAAAAAATAGACTTACTTGCAGCAGATGGAACACCACCTGTTTTGGAATGGGCTGTTATTGAAGAAGAAGAAGTGTTAGATAGAGCAGCTTAAAAATCAATTTGTAACGTTAATTAATAAAGGGTACTCTATACGAGTGCCCTTTTCTTTTAATACTAGTCTTATGTCAGAAAAATTAATAACAAACGCATTACAATCTTTAGTTGAAAACATAGAAGATACAATCAAGGAGTACTTTGATGAAAAGATTACAAAAGAACATAAAAGAGAAATTATAAAATCACATATTGCTATAGCTTCTTTACGTATAGGTTCGGTAATTATTACTGTGTTAGAAACACAAAAAGAAGAAAATGAAACCAAAAAACATCCAGGAATACGTCGTTAATTGTGGTTACGAATATACAGATGATATATTTATTGTACCATCTAATGTATATTTACGTGCTATTGAGTTCAAACAACATGTCACAAAATATCCTTTCAACGTTATACAACATACTCAAACAAGTAGTAGTAAATATATTTGTTGGAATTATGAATTAAAAACAATAAGAGAAATAACATTTGATGTCTTTTTAACGCAAATGAAATTCTTTTCGTTTTTAAAAGAAGATAACGATTTTTTCGATACAATAGTAAAAGAAATACTTAACCAAGACTTATCAGAAATTGCAAGTCAAAGTGCACTAATATTTAACCGATAACGTCGGTTATAAAATAAAATATTGTTGTAACTTTTATGTATTATTTACGTAAAAATTAATACAACATGTTAAGTACAAAACCATGAAATTACTATTGAATGAAAATATATATGGTATCGAAGGATATGATGACAGTCGCAACCCTGTTCGACGTTTACATGCAGATAGGGGAGATATACTTCCAGTAATACTACGAAACCCAACACATTTTATATGTGATAGTAAGTACTATTCTGGTAACCACATTATAGTATTTCCAAGTCAAGTTTCAGAGGTATTAAAAGAACCTCTCACCGTCCAAGATGATTATTACGATATTGAAAAATATCATAATACATACGAGGATGTAACTACTAAAATTGATTTAAAGAATGATCTACCTTATTCAACATTGCTCTCAGACGAAGAGCTTATGGACTAATAAGAATATAGATACAACATTTTCTTTAGATGACGCATTATTATTACTAAATAAACATTTATTATTAGCATTAGATACAGAAACTACTGGTCTTAATACACGCACTTCAGAATTATTAATGCTTCAAATAGGTACCGATGAAGACCAATTTGTCTTCGACATGCGTAATATACCCACAGAACGCTTTAGGAACCTGTTAGAAGACCCCAAACGTGTATTCATAGGTCATAACATTAAGTTTGATTATAATGTCTTAAAAACACGTAAAATACTATTACAAAACGTTTATGATACTATGGTAGTAGATCAAGTTATTTATAACGGGATATACGATATAGGGTATCTAAAAAAATATCACCGATTTTCATTAGCTGGTGTATACAAATACTATTTTAATGAAACAATAGATAAAGAAACACGTCAGCAGTTTCATAAGGTTCAACAAGAACCTTTTACATACCAACAGGTTATGTATGGAGCACTTGATGTTGTATTTCCACTTAAAATAAAAGTCAAACAACAGGAGTTAATAAATAAATATAATTTACAACCTTGTATTGACTTAGAAAATAAAGTAGTTTTAGCTTTAGGTGATATTGAATATAACGGGTTTAATTTAAACAACCAGAAATGGTTAGATATAAATGAAGCCTATAAATTACGTGTGATAAATACTGCTAGAAAGCTAGATGATTTAATTTTAAATCAAGAAGGTAAGATTGCTAGAAAGTATAAATTAGACGCACATCAAACTGATCTCTTTGATCCCTCATATGAATCGAAACGATTGACCTTTATAAATTGGGGGAGTGATAAACAAGTATATGAAATATTAAATAAAGTGTTTAGTTTAAATCCCAAAGATAAACATGGGAAAGCCAGTTCTGGTGCAGTAGCCATTGCGTTACTACCATCAAAACATGAGATTACTACACTTTTATTACAACTGCGTAAAGAAGAGAAAGCAGTTAACTCTTTTGGTGAGAAATATTTACAAAAATATCAAAACGCAGACGGGAGGATTCGTACTCAATATAACCAAATTGTTGAGACAGGAAGAATATCCTCAAGGTCTCCAAATCTACAGCAGATACCTAAAGAAATTGATTTTAGGGCTGCTTTTGAAGCTCCTGAAGGGAGACAAATAATCACTGCAGATTATTCATCACAGGAAGCTAGAATTATTGCGGACAAAGCAAACGATGAGTCTTATATAGACTTCTTTTTAAAAGGTAGTGGTGACATACATTCATACATTGCTACAAAAATATTTTCAGCCGTATTTGGGAAAGAATTTATAGTTACAGCCACAAATGAGAACAAGGAATATAGACAGAAAGGTAAAATACTTAATTTTTCTATAAACTTTGGTGCTTCAGCATTTACCCTTTCAAAAAATTTAAAAATACTTCAAACTGATGCTCAAGTCTTAATTGACTCTTTCTTTAACAGTTTCCCAAAACTAAAACAAATGTTTGATACCAGTAAACAATTTGCATTAGATAATGGTTTCATAAGAACTAATCCTATCACAAATCGTATTAGACATTTCAGGTATTGGAAGGAATACCAAGATTTAAAAAACAAAACACATCGTACATTCAAAGAATCAAGTATTTTTATGAAGACACTTGGTAATATTGAACGTAGAGCAATGAATACTCCAATTCAGGGTCAGTGGCCCTGTATAAATTCCGTGAATTCAAGGAAGGCTGAAATGCTAATCTTGAGCTAAGTCTTATAGTAATGTAAGAAAAGTGCAGAGACTAGGTTATGGAATCCTTATTAGGATGGTAAAAACCCACGAGCGCGGAACAAATAAACACCCATGAATGAAACTTTTTGTGATTTTCTTCGTATAATAGAAAAACAATTGTTATGAAGATTTGTGCAAAATGTAAAAAAGAACAAAGTAAAAGTGATTTTTATAAAAATTCTTGTTCTTCATCTGGTTTAGATAGTTATTGTAAATCATGTAAACGTATTATTACAAAAGAAATACGTGAACGTACTAAAGATAGGACATCTAAACAACGAAAAGATAGATTAAGAACAGATTTATTGTATAAAAAACACATTAGTGAGCAAAAGAAAGTATACTATTGGAAAGATGTAGAAAAAAGATTATTTTATGCTACACGTTCCAGATGTAAACAACGAAATATACCTTTCTTAATCAGTAAAAAAGATATTATAATACCAACAGAGTGTCCTTTATTAAAAGTTCCTTTTGATAGAGATCGTTACTCACCTACAATAGACAGGTTAGTACCCAGTCTTGGTTATATTCCTGGTAATATACAAGTAGTATCTAAAAAAGCTAACACTATGAAGAATGACGCCTCTTTTGAGGAATTGTATACTTTCTGTTCTAACATGAGTGGTTATTTGATGAAATAGTCCAAACTACAAGGAATATAAATTTGTAGAATTATAGGATAAAGAACCTATAAGATAATAATTTGACTGCCTCTGATATTACAAAAACAGCCATTGTGCTGATCAGAGAAAAGCTCCTTTTATTAGGTATAATGCCTTATGATAATGAAGCAGATGCTAAACTTGTTAGTGTTGTACACGATGAAACAAGTATAGAATGTGTTGACAATAGAACCGAAGAGATTGCTAAACTTCAACAAGAATGTATGGAATATGCTGGTAGTATCTTTGTAAAAAGTATGCCAATGCCAGCAAACCCAGTAGTTAAAAAACACTGGGATCATTAAGATTAGAAATATGATAGTCACAATTGATATGGATAAAATGTATAAATTAGGTTTAACACCTGATGAATATACTTTATTACAGTTGATTCAGAATAAGGCATTAGTATCTGCTAAAAAATTAGTAGGGAAAATACCAACACTGACATATTCTACTTTGGAAAAGTTAGTCAAAAAAAGACTAATTCATAACTCTAATCAATTTGGAGAAATAGATGTTTCTCTGATACTACTTCGAAATAAGTTTATAGGTGAAATGAAAAAAGACACCTTTTTTGATGACTTATTGTATATTTTCCCAGGTACTGTCATAAGACCCGATGGTATTAAAGACTATTTAAAGATCAACCTAAATAAATGTCGTAGGCTATATGTTCTAGCTGTAAAGCAAGACAGAGTCTTACATAAAGAAATTATGGAGTGTTTAAAATATGAAATTCGCGAACGTGAAAAGACAGGTAAAATGTCTTATATGAAACGATTGCCTAATTGGATTTCATCGCAAGAATGGGCTACATGGCAAATTCAACGTGAAGATTTAAACACCGAGACAATTAACTTAGGCTATGGACTTAATTTAGAATAAATGGGATTACCTTATATACACATATCGAAAGCAGCAGATGAAATATTATCCTATATGGATAAGCGTCGATCTGGGAATAGTTATTCCCTTAGTACACGCTGGGAAAAATTTAACAATCAGTGTATGGGGGGTATTGAACCAAATTCAATATACACATTTGCTGGTGTAAGTGGTAGTGGTAAATCATCATTTTTAAATATGTTGGAAAGTGATTTATTTGAAATGAATCCTAAAGCTAATTTTGTAGTATTATCTTTTAACTTTGAGATGCTCTCAAGTAGACAAGTAGGACGTAAAATATCTAACGCCTTAAATAAAACAACCCAACAACTTTACAGTGGTTTATCTTATGATAAGTTGTCTGATGAAGATTTGAAAAAAGCTTTTGAAACTGCTGAGAATATTAAAAAACTACCAATTTACTATGTTGATGTTCCTGGTAATGTCGACGATATAAAAAACACTATTTTGGAATTTTCCAAACTAGACTTTGTTAAAAACAAATGGTTAATTATAACCCTTGATCACACCTTACTTACTAAAGGTAAGGCTGGTGAAAAAGAACGAGAAATTTTAGCCAATCTTCAATATATGTTCATGGAGATGAAAAAGTTTAAACAGAATACGATTATACAACTTAGTCAAATGAATCGGGAAATAGAAAACACAGATAGGCTTAGCAACCCATCTATGCATTTTCCCACACGTAGAGATATCTTTGGAGGAGAAAGTGTATTTCTAGCATCTGATTATGTTATTGTTCTACATAGGCCCGAGTTATTACTCCTAAGGGCATATGGGCCTGCAAATTGGCCAGTCGCCAACCTAGTATATATGCATTTCCTAAAAAATCGAGAAGGCGAACTAAAAGTTCTAACCTTTGAAAATAATCTCGAGCATAATAGAATAATAGAGTGTAAACCAAGTTCTGCAAATCCTAACAGTCTCCAACTTTTTTAATTATTTATTAATTTTAACTTTAGACTTATGTTACATTACGCAAACCCAATCCGTTTCGAGGATGATTTCGTACTCCCTTCATATTCGCTCGATACTCTTTACGATTACAGAGCACCAGATGATTTCAGATATGATTACAACAGAACACCTTACAGAGCACCTAAGCCAAGACCAACATCTCTCCTTAATAATCAAGGTCAATTCTTTGTAAATGTTTCAGAGAAAGCTCCTTACGTTAAAGAACTTGTAAGACAGGCTCAGAATCTTAATCTAACTGTATCCGGCGATGGTACATCTCCCGTTCGTGGTGGTGACATCACACAAGCACGGAAAGGTGACCAAATTACATTTGGTAGCTCTTCAAGATTCGATGTTAATTGGACAAAAAGAGACCAATATTTCTGTCAAAAAGGTTTTGCTCCTGTTTACGACATTGTCAAAGACTGGAACAAAATCGAAAAAGCAATGAAACAATTTGCTAATGACAAAAGATCAATCCGTACTACTGACGGGACTAACGTTCGTTTCCATAGCCGTTTTATGGTTGTAGATGGGAAAGTTATTCCTTATAATCGTAACGAAATTGCCGTCATTATGCCGGCTCAGGTTCTTCGGGACCTCGTATGCGAGTATGAATTAGTAGCTATTAGAACTCTAAGACAGTACTAAGAGTTACAAACAAACATAGGGGTAGAGTTTACTTTACCCCTTAAATTTACTCTATCTCCGTAAAGGTAGTGTCTACTATTAAGTGGTTCACAATCCACGCGAAGTCCTTTCAAAAGAAGGGCATGGCATTAGTAGGGTAGAGTAAATTTTTAATTATTCTTAAAAGTAATTTATGGCAAATAAAATTCTAGTGTTAGGACAACCCGGTTCGGGGAAGACTACGTCAGCTAAGAATTTAGACCCAAAATCAACTTTTATTATATGTCCTGATGAAAAGGCATTACCTTTTAGAGGATGGAAGAATAATTACAAAACTATAATTGGCGAAAATGGTAAAGTAGATATTGCTAATACAAACTTCTATAGAACCACATCTCCACAAATTGTTAAAACACTTTTAAGAACAATTTCTGAAAATAAACCTGAAATAAAGGTTGTTGTTATTGATACTATTACTTCAATGATGATTTCAGAATTGATGAAACGAATAGGCGAAAAAGGTTACGAAAAATTCAATGACTTTGCTTATGATGTCTATTCGACTATAAAAATGATTGATAGTTTACGCGAAGACCTTACAGTTATTATTGTCGCACATGTCGAAGAAAATTACGACGCGGAAGGAGCACTAAGAGTATCATTTATGGTACCTGGTGGCAAACTCTTAAAAGAGAAAATAAAAATTGATGGTATGTTTACTACAGTACTTTACACGGAAGTGGAAGTAAAGGATAGTATACCTACCTACTATTTTCTTACTCAAAATAATGGAAAAAATAGTTGTAAATCTCCAGAAGGCATGTTTACGGAAATGCGAATACCAAACGATATAAAACTTGTTTTGGATCGTATACGGGAATATGAAGAGGAAGATGAACAATTAATAACTGAATAATTTACGCATATGTTATATAGTGTAACCGCTGAACTCCAGAAAAATGATACTGGACGGAAGTACATGGAACCTGGTATCCACCCGGATACTGATTTGGTTTCAGTTGAATATAAGAAAACAGATAAGGGTAGCGAACTTATCGCTTTCAATTTTGTAAATGCGCTCGGTGAGCAATTTGCACATACAGAATGGAGAGTAATGCCGCATAAAAATGTTGACACAATGAGTGAAAAGGAGTCTGATTTATACATACGCCTTGTCACTTCACAAATTAGGAGAATAAACAAGATAATTACTACTTTCATATCTGAAGAAAGAATGAGAGATGAAGTTGAAGGACTCACATTTGAAGAATTCTGTCTTAGCGTTGTTAAGGCTCTTGGTACTTCTAATGAAGGTGTAAAAATACGTATTAAAGTTATTTATGATAAACGTAATTTTACTGCTCTTCCTGCTTATACAAATTATGAGTGGATAGAGTTAATGTCAATACCAGCATCAGAATCTAAAATTAAGATTCTAAATAAAGATAAGATGGAAAAAGACATTCCAGCAAATCTTGAAGGTGCTAATTTAAGAAAGAATGAAATAGAAGAAAATACATCTTTATCCTTGCTTACTGATCTACCTTCGGGTGATGAGAAAAAGGAAGATGAAATGCCCTTCTAATCTATATATCTGGGGGTCATGAAAGTAGGTAGGAAAAAACGTCGAAATAAAGGCGATATGTGTGTTATTTGTAATAAATATCCTGTACGTAATAAAGGAAATGGTATTTGGGGTAAAACCTGTATATATTGCCATAGAAAACCTTATTTACTTTTTAGGAAAACATTCTGTGAAGAGTGTGGTTTTATTCCAAAATATACATGTCAACTTGATGTTCACCACATTGATGGGAATAGATTAAATAACAATGTTAATAATCTAAAAACGTTATGTGCGAATTGTCATCGACTTATATCTTATGAACAATCATTAGAAAGAGCTGCCGCTTAACGACGGCTTTTTCTTTACCCCTTTTTATTTATTATTAAATCCAAATCAATATGGCAAGGAAAAAACTATTTACAGAAGAAACTTTAAAAAAGTTCCTAAAAAAAGATCAACGGTCGTTAATTGAAATATCACAACATTTTGATGTTTCTATAAATGATATTAATAATATACTTGTTAATCTTAAAAGTAACAAATACAACATCAAAGAAGAAAATTCTATTATAACTCTTAGTACTGATTTAAATAAAGGTATTACTGGGCATTCACTTGATCCGCGTATGTGGGAAGGTGATTGGTTTCGCTTTGGTTTTACATCAGACAACCATCTTGGAAACGTGCACAGTCGTTTAGATGTTGTACATACATTATATGACCTCTTTCAAAAAGAAGGTATCAAAATTGTATATAATGGTGGTAACATGATTGACGGAGAACATCGTTTTAATAAAAACGAATTGGTAGACGAAGCACATGGAATGACAAAACAGGTAAAATATCTTGCTGTTAATTTCCCATACCGAAAAGATATAACAACTCAATTTGTAGCTGGTGATGATCACGAAGGGTGGTATGTACAAAGAGAGGGTATTGACATAGGAGAATATATGGTTCAAATTCGTGAATCTCTCGGCAGGAATGATTTTATATATCTTGGATATGCTGAAGCTAACATCGCTTTAAGTGATCCAGATCAGTCACATAAAAGTTATATACGTCTTGTACATCCTGGAGGTGGTTCTGCTTATGCTACATCTTATGCAATGCAAAAACTTGCTGAAAGTTATCAGGGAGGTGAAAAACCAACTGTTGTACTTGCAGGGCATTATCATAAATATGATGTTTGTTATCCAAGAGAAATTCACATGGTACAAATGGGTACAACTTGTGATCAAACCCTGTTTATGAGGAAAAGAAAAATACAAGCTATGATAGGAGGAGGTTTTGTTGAAATGCATCGTGCTCCTAATGGCAGTATCAATCGTTTTAAAGTTGAATGGTGCCCGTTCTACGATAAGAAATTTTATATGGGTAAAGACTTATATTTAAGATAGTAAATATGTTATACAATGTAGCATTTGCAATAGACGCGGGTAAAGACCTAAAAGAAGCGATATTAAAACGTGTAACAGAGTATGAAATTTATAGTTTTTATTTAGGACACGCCTTTCAAATAGGTACGCCCTTTAAGTCCCCCTTTAGGAAGGACGACAGTCCCTCATTTGGTATATTTCAATCGAGGTACTACCACGGTCTCTTACACAAAGATCAGGGTGACCCCCGATATGTAGGAGATTGCTTTTCTTTCGTGTCACAAATGTACACAGGTATTAGTTATAAAGAAGCACTTAATATGGTGCATCGAGACTTATACTTAGGAAAGCTAAGAAGATCATTAAGCTATTCTGATAGAAAACCTACAGAGAAAACTACTAAATTAACTAAGCTGATTCAATTCGAGCAAAATAGTAAATTCTCCCTTTTCGAAAGAAAGTATTGGGAAGATATAGGTATTACTTCAGAATGGCTTAAGTTCTTCAAAATATATAGTTCAAAAAGATTGTTTATTGATGGTAAAGAACTTCTTCAATGGGTAAGTACCCCAAAAAATCCTGTATTTATATATAAGATTTTTGATAAAATGAAAATATACCGTCCTTTCGAAAAAAATAAATCCTATAAGTGGTTATCAAACACTACACGTTATGATATACAAGGGTGGGAACAACTCCCTGAAATGAATAACGAAACAACACTTATTATTACGAAATCTCTTAAAGATGTAGCTGTGTTACGCACACTTGGCTACCTTGCAATAGCACCACCCGCAGAGAGTATTTTAATACCACCAGTTGCTATGAAATTACTTTCAGAACAGTATGGTATAAAAAAATTCATATTACTATATGATCGAGATCATGGAGGTATGGTAGGTGCAAGAAAAATGTTTACTAAGTATAGAGGGGAATATAAAATAACATTTAATTTCTTACATAAATCTTTACCTAAAGACATATCAGCTTTTTACCGTACATATGGTAAAATATCAACATTACGTTATTTACTTTATTTACTAAATTATGGCCCCAATGTTAAACTCACATTATTTTCAGCCAATGCAGCATAAACCATTGCCTGATATACGTAAGTACGACCTACTTGATATTTACCCAGGAGAGTTTATGACTTTAGCAAAGCCGACTGGAATAGACGTATATATCCAACGAGGAAAAATATACGATTTTAATCATAACGAATTGAAGAATCAAAGTCTTCTGTTCCATTTTGAGAAACTTTTACAAACTTCAATAAATCTACAAGTTGTAGTTATTGGAATACTTATCTGTGATGTAGTAGCAGGAATGCTAGCACATAGATATTCTTTATATTCTCCCAACAAATTATTTTTTGAGGGTACTAAAATACTTGTATATGACCTTACATTTCCTGTATTTAATATTGATCATGACTATAAATGGAGATATGATATACTTGAAAAAACAATAGGTATATTACCTAATTGTGAAACCTTAAAAATAACAATAACAAAAGGAAGTATTGATTTACGTAATTTTGTACGTGATACTTTCGAACTTAATGTATCTTCGGAAATTTTAGTTTACAGAACAGATGGTAAATACATTCAAGGCGCTTCTCAATTATATTGGGAAAATGTAGATCACGTGTCTTTTTCTGTAAAGGCTACACAATTGTATAGAGGACATATAAAGAAAATAGTGTCCACTACTGAACAACATTCTAATGGAGATAAGACCGAACTTGCCTTGTATATTATAGCAAGATTTAAAAAGGAGTATATAAATATTCCTATTCATTCAAATAATTTTGCTTTAAGAAGTTATCTATGGAATTATCGCAGCCGCCTAAAATCTTTTCCTTTCTGGTTTACTGGTTATACTTATTTAGATGATGTGGTTGGAACACTAGATTATGTCACAGTTGTAAATGAATTCGTTGCTTTTATACCCACACAAGATGCCTGTAATTAGTCCAGTTTTAGATTTAACTGGTACCAAATTAGTTAATTTTTTCTACCCTTATTTAAAACAAACAGAAGTAAATATTTGTTTTACACCTATTGATTTAATCAATAGAACTGTTATACAAAACTATTTATCTACTTTTAAATACACTAATAAAGAAGGTGAGAATAAAGAATTAAATGTATCAGAAATTGGATTATTTATGAATATATTCAGTAAAGATAATCCAGCAATAAATAATATTTTAAATATTACAACCGGAACTTCAAAGGGGGTAGAAGAAAATCAACAATTCGTTTGGATTAAACATACTTATGATAAAGAATTGTCAACAGAAACTTTTTTAAATTTTATTTACTATAAAGAAGATTCTTTCTATGCTATCAACCCACAAGCATTTAGATCACAACTACGTTCATCTACATTAGATGAAAAAACAAAGAAGATAGACAGAGAAGTATTAGAAGAATTAATAAAACTTTGTAATAAAAATGATATTAAAGGATGGAAAGAAATTCTCAACTTTATTCATTTTAAAAGCAGTGTAATAACTATTTCTAAAATACTTATAAGTTTATTTCCATATATACCTATGAATGGTATTACAACGTTAAGTGATTTTATAAAATCGGAAATATTAAGTAATAAAGAAAAGACAAAACCTAATAGTAATATATTAGAATTAAAAGGTGACTTAATTACTTATTTTTACAATTCTCACAATTACCATAACGATAATGGTCCTCTTGGGTGCAGTTGTATGAAAAACCATCAAAATACAGAACAGATAAAATTTTATGCTAATAACCCAACTAACGTTTCTTTATTAACCTATATTAAAGATAAAAAATTATTAGCTAGAGCTGTTTTATGGACTACACCCCATGGTAAAAAATACATTGATCGTATATATTATTCATCTTCTAATTACGCAAATGATTTAGTTGCTTATTGTAAACAAAATAATATAGATACCGTATATTCTAGTAATACAGATAATTATGGTTTATCATATAGTAACAGATGTGTTGTAAAACTTGACACCTTTGAAATGGCAAAAAACAATTATCCTTATTTGGATTCAATGTGCGCCATAGATATTATTGGGAGTTATATAGCTCCTGATTATGAAGTTTTAACTAATTATTTAAATTCCTTAGGTAGTGATTATCTTATAAAAAATCTAAATCGAAGTGGTTATGTCGGGTATGACAGAGACAGACAAATTTTTATACAAAAAAATAAAAATAGAACACACGAATTAAAATTTCCTAAAGATATTAATGGTAATTCCATAGATAGTAGTTTAAATAATTATGCTCTTGTAAATAAACCATCGACTTCTTTAGTAAGCAAAAAAGAAATAGTCACTATAAATGGAAATTGTAAAGTAGAAGGTAAATGGTGTGAAAAGAATATTATAGAAAAATATAATTCTTTACGACCAACTTTGCTATATAATAATAAGACCAACATTTATAATATTGAATACTATGATAAACAATATGTTACATATTCAACATATCATAAATGCTACATACGCAACTGTGATGTTTTTTATATATCTGTTTTAAAAACAAATGTTATTAAAGATGTTACAAATACTGCAGAATTTCATAATACAATACGTTTGTTAAAACTACGTAAAATGTATAGTAATAAATTAGTAAATATTACATATGAAGGATTATCGGAGATAAAAGAACAGGTTAAGTTATTACCTTTTAAAGAATCTTTAATCGACATGCGAAAATCACGTGTATATAATATAAATACTAAAAATATTTTCTCGTCCGGTGTCAAAATTAAAGGAATTATGATACCTTTTAAACACTTAAGATTTGTCAAACATGAGTCAAACTAAAATCAAAAACAGAATTGACCCTACAATGTTGACTGCTACACTATCAGTACAAACACAAAGTGGTAACGATGATGCGATGATTGTTTATATAAAAGAACAATTAAAGTTTCTTGATGTTACTGTACAGGAAGATGGTTTTGGTAACATTTATGTTATTAAAGGTAAATCCAAAAATTATCCTTGTGTCATAGCTCATACTGATACTGTTCAGACCATCATAAATAAAATGGAAATTTATATAACAGGCGATACATTGTTTGCTTTTAATCCCACTAAACGACATCAACACGGTATTGGGGGAGATGATAAAGTAGGTGTATATGTACTCTTACAACTATTAACTGATATACCAATCATGAAAGGTGTATTCTTCAGAGAAGAAGAAGTTGGTAGTAAAGGTTCCTATTACGCTATCACTAATCACAAAGAATGGTTTCAAAATTGTAATTATGTTATGTCTGCAGATCGCCGTGGTAATCAAGATGTTATCACAGTATCAGGTAATATACTTATTACAAGTGATGATTATTTGGATACAATGGAAGAAATACATACTAGATATGGATATACAGACTGTATAGGTCTTTGTGCCGATGTAGATACTCTTGTTACAGGGGGTATTGGTATAAGTTGTGTAAATTATTCAAGTGGTTATCATGAACCACATTCAAGTAAAGAAACTGTATCTATTTCAGATGTAAATAGGTGTTATAATTTAATGTACGATGTTATTACGGAGTACCCTGATAAAAAATTCAGTTATGATGCACCAATACCTAAATATAAAAAATATTCTTCAAAGTACAAAGGTAAAGGAAGAGAAAGTTATTCAAATCTAATTAACTTTACCGGTCCATATTTACCAATCAAACCAAGACAAGGTAAATTTCACCCACCACTATACTTTAAGAACGCTAATAACGATTTCGATAATTTTATTGAAATTGATGTAATGAAATACAACAAGAAGATATACAGTTACCGTGGCATACGGGCAATTGTATTTACAGGTGATGCAAAGTGCAAGACTTGTACTACAGAAATTGCAGACAATTACTTCTTTCTACCTTATGAAGGAAGAGTATTTTGTACCAAGTGTAATAATTATATAAAAGAAGATGAAACAGCTGGTTATTTACAATTTCTTGAAATTGAAGATAAAGGTACCGCCTTTGTATATAGTTTATATGCAAATGGATGGCTACTTAAAAAACATGCTGTGTGGAATTCTAACTTAAACACTTGGGTACCTGATGAAATGCCTTTTTAAATTAAAATAAATGAAAAAGAGTGGTAACAAAAACCACTCGACGTCCAATAAAAAGGTAAAAAATGCCACACCCCTTGAATATGACAATATATCTTTTAAAAGTAAATTAGAGATGTATTGTTATAAGCTCTTTAAAGAAAAAAGCATACCTGTCGAATATGAAAACGTTAAATTTCAAATCTTAGAGCCTTTCTCCTATAATGGTGAGAAAATTAGAGGCATGACGTTTTTACCAGATTTTGTTGGGGATACATTTATTGTAGAATGTAAAGGATTTATGAATGATGCGTTTCCACTTAGGTGGAAAATATTTAAACATTATTTATATATTAATAAATTACGTTATACATTGTATCTCCCACGAAATAAAAAAGATGTTGAGACGGTTGTACAAAAAGTAGTAAATAACTTAAAAGTTAGATTATTATAATGGAAATTAAGAAGTATTTTTCAATACCTGCTGTATCTAATTCAGTGATACGCTATTTTCAAATATCTCCCAATTATTGTTGGAAGAGAATGAATAACGAAATAATAGATGAGGAGAAATCCTATACTTATCTCGGTAAGCAATCACATATGTATATATTAGAATCAGAAGAATTTGAAAAGAATTATACTTACTTAGATTTTAAAACTCCTACGAGTAAACAACAACAGACTTTCTGCGAAGATTATATTAAATATACAAAAACTGAAAGTGCTTTAGATATAGAAGATGAAAAATTCTTATCACATGAAGCATCATTAGTTTATGCATATCAAGATAATTATACTGCAGATAAAAAGTCTGCTGAATCCATACTAAAATCTGCTAAAATACTTTTCGAAATTAACTCAGAGTATATAAAATATCTCTCTATAAAGGGAGATTACCGTGAAGTACTAAGTAAGTCACGGCAAGAGTTATTAACAACCATCACACAAGCTATTAGAAAACATAAAAAAGCAAACGCCCTAATCTTCGAGGATCAAGTATCTTCGAGGACTCAGACGTTTAATGAACTGCCTGTATATTGGGATTTTCCTATAGTCATAGAGGGTACCGCATTAAAATGCAAATCACTTTTGGACCGGCTTATCGTCGACCACGAAAAAAAAGTGGTTACTTTAGTAGATTTAAAAACTACTTCAGTAATAGGTAGCCAAGTAAGTACTTTAGAAGAACGACAATATTATAGGCAGTTAGCTTTTTATATGTTAGCTGTGAAAAATATCAAAGAAATTCCGAACGATTACAAAATAGAAGCCTACATAGTTTTTGTAAACACTGTAGACCCCTTTGAATGTAAAGTGTATAAATTATCAGATGTTGAGTTTCAACGTCAAATTATAATTATTACAAACTTGTTAACTGAAATAAGTTGGCATTGGTTTACAAATAAATGGGAATACTCACGTGCTTACTATGAAGGTGATGGTACTGAAAATCTATAAGATGAATACAGTAACACGTCGTTTGAATGAAATCCCGAATCTTACATACACAACTCGTTTTGTGTTGCCTATGTTAGGTTCAAAAGATAGGAATGATAATTTCTTCATTACGAAGAATTTTGAGAACTGTTTCGTAGGTGATGAGAATCATCCCGAACTAGGTAAGAAGATATTCTTACTTTATGAGTATTTAATGAGTGGAGAATATGTTAAATTTGAACATAAACTTGAACTCATTCCTGAGTTTTCTTCAGATTATGATTACGCTGGGGAACGTCAAGTTATGTATATATTTGATATTCCAGATGAACATAAAGAAGACTTCCAACATTTCCTTAAAGGTGAATATACAAAATTCAGTAATGGATTGAAGGAAAAAATCCTACACTTTTGGGGAATAGAAAAAGTAAAAGAAAACAAGTTGTCAGATGCTTTGTACGCTACAAGCAAGGAAACAACAGAACAGAAAGATACTGATAAATTCGTGGTTGGTGAACATTGGCCTAAACCAGTTTTAGAACAAGAAATTTACATGAATCCGAAATAAGTATAAGTAAAGGGTACGACTATGAGGCCAACCAATGGTGAACTTCAGAAACTAGTTGGGACGTTTGGTGCGGTAGTAGCACGACCCTTTATTTTTTATTCTTTAATAAGTATAAATAGTAAGTATTGCAATACTCTTTAGATCGCTGTTAGTTTACACGTCAATTGGCATTGAATAAGGGTTTATATTAGATGTTCCAACTCCGCACGTGTAAAATCAGAAACCCTGCGCAATACATACTATTTTTTATTCCTTACGTATGAATAAATATGATCAAATTATGTTCTTTCTTTTAAATCGTTTACTACAACCATTTTGTATAAGTATAAAGAAGAACGAAGAAATTGTATTTCTATATAAAATACAATACGATATTTCTAAAACCAAAAGAATGTCATCAGCACATGTCATACAACTAAGTAAAAACATTAATGATGCATTTACATTTTTAAAAATGAACTACGAGGATTATAAAAAACAAGAATTTAAAAACATATTTGATTTTTCAAATTACCTTGTTTATAAATGTCCGTATATAACAAAACAATTTATATTAAGTTTAGAAAAAGGACTAGGCGTACCTAAAGAAGGACATGAAGAACTTATCAATCAATTAAATAAGTTTGTAAAATATGTAAAATTGGGACATATTATACTCAACGAGTTTAACTTTGTACCTATTATAATGTATGCAAATTTAAAAGAATCTATTATACGAAACTTTTTCAATAGTCCGGAAGTAAACAAACAATTTGTAGATTTAAAACTACAACATTTAAAAGATGTGGAATTACAAGATAAATTTTCTGGTAAAAATGTAGTAAATTGGATACATTCCTTGAAAAGTGACCCGGAATTGTGCGGTATATTTACAGATTCTTTTGTAAATTATGCTACAGCACGTTCACCAGAAAAGTTTCCAAGATATTTAATTGACCACGATAAAAATATTATTAAAAAAGAGGTGATAACATTCTATAACCACATGTTTCCAAAAACGGAAGCATACCTTGATTACAAGTTGTCGTTAACTGAGAAAGAGGAGGTTATTATTTAAGCGTTCCTGGTATTATGTTGATAAAAAAAAGGCTCCTTCTTTCGAGGGGGCCTTTTTAATTACTTATTGTTGGAACCAACTAAGTTGATCCCCAATATCTCGTATTCTATAGTACTGTTTAAGTACAGGTAATAAACTAGTAGTTGTCTTAGCAAGTTTAACTTGATCTTTCCAAGCACCTCGTTCGTACACATCAAATTCAAATGTACCACTTGTGACAGGATATACTAATTGACCAAACAATTTAATTACATTTTCTAATTGTGACATTGAAGCCATAGGTGATCTTAGAATCTTCATAGATTCGTTAGGATTCCAGAAAAATGCTAATTCAGAACGTAACCTTAAAGCTTGATACGCTAAATTATTCAATACCCAGTCATCTTTATCATCATCTTCCCCTTTCATTTTTAATGTAAGACCTACCATTATAATTGATATAATCAGAAAAGATAATTCACCAGTAAATCTTATAAGATTAGCACGTTCTTGCTTTGTCATTAAACGACCATGTGCTCTTACAGCTTCAAATTTAAAATTTAAAATATCTTTATACATTAATTTAGCAAAATGACCAAATGTTCTGTAATAACCTTCTTGATAATCACCAAGTAAATTGTTTATACCATCTAAATTATTTTTACGATCTCTACCTTGCCACCTACGTTTGAAACCCGGTACTATAAACTTACGGAATAATATCGCCATTCTGCCTAAAGCAACACGTTGTAATGCTGATTTACCTAATTGAGAATACTCACCATGCATACTTGCCAATATTCTATGCATCCTTGCAGAAAAGTCTGTTTGGTCTTCTTCTGTAAAGTTAACTACTTTCTCATCAACCTTTAATGTGTTAGTTACTTCATCAACAGATATTTGGCTCAACATATCCCCTAAATCAGTTCCTTCGGCATCATATGCTCTTAAATTTTTTAACATGGCTATCATAAACCTTGTCTGCATATAGTGTTCCCCAGAATGAGAAGTAAAGAATAAGGTATTAGTTTTCATTAAATTAGCAAATCTCGAATTTAAATTGATCTTGCCGTCTATTTCCTCACTCAAGGTATCAAAGCGGTCGTTTAAGAGACTTACTATATTTCTTGGTCTCCTAATCCCAATATCAGTTAGAAGGCCTCCTAGGTTCTTATAATAGTACCCAGTGGCATCCTTTAAATTTTTCAATGTAACATACTGACCAGCCATAGCTTCAATAACCTGAGTTATTTCACCCAAATTAACGTTAGCTATACCAGCAACAAAGTTAACACCAAGTAAATTTATGGCTGTAAAACCATTAATCGTATCAAGTAACTTAGCACGGTCTAAAGTAAAACCAAATATATTCATATCGGGTTCTTCATCCTTTTCCATACCATAAACACTTAACTTCATAAAGTCCATTACTTGCGCTGCAATCAAAGAATTTTTACCTGACCCAACGATAGCCTTATCTCGTAATGTTTCCCCTACCTTTTTTAATTTCTTAGTAGCTGCATCTATAAGTATATTACCCTTATTATCTCTACGTATAACATCCCTGTTATTTATAAAGTAGTTAGTCATTTCTAATTCCGCTAACACTTTGGATTTATTACCAAAGTCTATAGACATTTTAAGATAGTTAAAGTATAAAGATGCAATATCAAAAGATTGATCTTCAACCGACATCTTATGACTCTTGTCTTTAGCAAGATTTTGAGTATAATAGATAGGTAAAAAGAATATAGGTTCGTTAGCTTCGTTTACTAACGCCGTTCTTTCTACGCCACTTTCGACTTCACCTTCTTCCAGTGCTTCTTTCCCTATAATATTAAGTTCAGCGTTTAACAGTCCTCTATCTACGTCAGAAGCTTTCTTTTGAAATGTATCAGAAAACTCATGCTTAAGAAAATCCATCTTAGACATGCCCATTATCTTAGTAGCTCTGTAACGTTGACCTGTACCCTTCATCATTGAAGGAAGATCGTTATATAAAGAGTACTTATTAGGTAATCGGACAGCTGCCTCATCTATTACATTAGATATAAAATCGTAGAATATAACTCTCGCATCTGTTTGTTTCCCAGATTTAATTCCGTTTTCCCTCATGGCTTGCAAGGCATTCCACTTTTTATTAAGTTCCTTGTAGAACGGAGACAACTCTCTAAAATTCCAATAAGTTTGTCTTTCAAATCTCTTAACTTCTTCTATAGCTTCTTGATTAGCAAATATTTCTTCCAACGGTGTCTTTGAAGATGTGTACGTAACTTTTGAACTGCGTAACCATCTATTTTTTTCATCCGTTCTTATTATATTACGCTTATGTAAAGACTCTATAAATTCAGTAAATGCTTTTAATCGTTCTTCCTTATCTACTTTAGCGTTTTTATCCATCCAATCACGTATAAGCTTACGCTTTTCAGCATCACTTGGCTTTTTTCCATTATTGTCTTGATACAATTCCGACTTCACCATTTCCTTGTAAGCATTAAAGTCCTCTATCAATTGACTAGGAACAGCAGATATAATTTTTTGTATTGGTCTCCCTGTCTTAGGGTCAGTCTCAAGTATCCAGCCCCAAAACTTTTCATCAGCCATACCAACACTTCGACCAAGTTGTTTCTCTAGTGGTGCAAGTACATCTAAAAACTTATAGTACCATGCTTGTGCTTCCCTACGAGTTGCTTCGTGTATACCAAATACTGTACGAGCTAATGCCGAAGATATTACATCCTTACTATCTAATATAGTGTCTACGTATCTTGTAAGTATACCAATATCCCCTTCAGCTTTACCAAGTTCTCTAAGTATTAAATCCTTAGTATCTTGTTCAATAACATCAGTATTGTTAAGTATTTTTTCGTGTATATACTTATCCATAGGTACTTCGGCTCTTTTCTTATCGTCAAAAGCTCTCCATTCCTTTTCATATTCTTCACGCTTAGCTATCTCAATATGATGAACAAAAGGAAATAAGAAGTCAACCATCAGTTCTTTACCCTTTTCTATATAAAGAGATTGCATTTTATTTTTAACAGATATAGCATGATCCAATAAAGGAAGTAGCATATCTAAGATGTTATCTTTATTTTTTATGTGTTGTTTAAAAACTTTAGTGTCTATAACATGAGATAATAAATCTCTATTCTCTGATAATAACTTGTTCAATGCTCTCAGATCAGAATCTACACCAAAAACTTCTACTTCACTTTTGGTTCTATCTAACATAGTACGCAAGTCTTCCAGCATATCCCAAGCAGCAACAGACGTACGCCACTCACTTAATAGTTTAGCAGTATAGTTTTGTGTCTGTGTACCATGTTCTCTAGCCGCATTACGGGCATTAGCTTCATAAGCAAGATATGTGTCATTCATTTGCTTAGTAGATTGTACAGCAAAACGAATCATTTGTATTATACCTTTTGTTGGGTTAGCATTTTGCATACGTGGCAACATGTCCTCTAACGACTTATACTCTTTGGTGTCCTTGCCTTGTTTTGCAAGAACGTCAAGTTTCTTTTGCAGAGCTAACGTACCCTTCCTTTGGAAAATCTCCTCCTCGGTAATCATCTTATCGAGTAAAGTCATAGAATTTCCAAGATCTCTACTGTGTTGTGTGTATATAGAAGGTCTGCCTTGCTCGTAGAGGCCCTTTTTAAGCTCTCTAACGGTCGCTCTCTCCCTGCTTGCTAGTTTGGTACCAGATACAAGCTTTTCAGCAAGCTGTCTAGCTACTGAAGCTTCTATACCTAACTTACTACGTAACGCTCTGAAGAAACGTATGAGCCAACGCATCCAAGTATTCTGTTCTTCTTCTTCTTTAAAGATGCTAACTATTTCTAAACCTACGGCTGTAGCAAGTATTTCTTTATCTACACGTCCATCTTTATTATTAATTAAATCTGGGTAAGCTTCAAATACAGCAGTCTCCACATCCTTACCTTCTAATTGTGCTCTACCTTTACGTATGAGTGGGTTAGACATACCACCAAGTAAGTCTATAAGTATATGACCAAACTCATGACCAATGGCATCCTTCGTAAGTAAATCTGGATTAACACGTATAGTCCTACCTCCTGGATCAGCCTGAGCAATTGTAGGTAATGTTTTATCAAACAACACCATCTCTACATGGGGAACTACTTTCTGAAACAATTTCATTTGTTCCCTGGCTTGATCTAAGTCTCCTTCTTCTTGAGTAACTCCTATTAGTTTACGACTTTCATCTGTACGTTGCACGGGGTGTAATACCCAGTAATTACCAACACTGTTGTAGCCTGCCTTAGACGCTTCTTCATTGAATACATCTTTAGGTAACTGTGCTACTTCAGAACGCATTTCTTCTTTAACTGATTCGTGAAGATCAGAAATTAGACTTTCAATAACATCTTGTTTGTTAAACACAGTCTTGTCAGCATACGGTTGTGTTTTGTATGTCATAGTACCTGTGCTTTCAGTTTCAGCTACACGAGCAGCTTCATCAGCAGCAATGTCGGCACGTTGTATATTACGTGTTATATGTAAGTTATGTAATTCGTTCAAATCTCCTACAAAACGTTCGTCTATAGGACGTATAGGAAATTTCCTACCTTTGGGGGCACCCCTTTCAAAAGTAATATCTTCATCTTTATACTTAATGTTAAGATCACGCACCTTATCAGCAGCTTTCTTTTCAAAGTAGTAGTTCAACCCTACAACAGGTAAGTTATCTTTACTACTCCACGTCTCCTTATCTATAAGATTCTCCGCTACATTAGTATCCCATACTCTTTGATTATGGTATTTATCAAGACTACCTTCTTTAGCAAGTACATTTAATTCCCCTTTAGAAGGAACACGACCACCTAACTGGTCAAATATGACAAGAGCAGTGTCTTTATCGTAAGTACTGACAGCCTGCTGCCATTCTAGCAGATTTATATTTGGACAAATCATAGTCGTTATAAATTACATTCTTTGTGTTCATCTTTTACTTCATCAATCTTTTGTTGTGTGAGACCTTCTAATAACAAGGGCTTCTCTTCAACAACTTCTACTGGTTCTGCATACTTATCTTCAAATTCCTCTAAAGTATCATCAACATCACCTTCAAACAGTTCAACTATTGTCATATTTTCTGGTAGTACCCTCTGGAAGCCTGTAAAATCATAAGTTATCTGTGTCTTTTCAGGTTCACCTTCAAAGGCAACAGTACCATATATACTACGTGTCTCCATCTCATCAGTCCAACCACCAGGTAGTTGTTTAGTTCTATTTGTAGGTATAACACTTCTTCGCAACCCGTGTTCTTTTACTATCTTACCTGCGTCAGAGTAACCTTTACGTTGTGATAGTTCATACACCGGCTCTGTCTTTCCATTCTCATCTGTAAGATAACCAACAAACTTATAAAGTAATCTTGTTTTACTTATAACTGTCTTGATAAAAGGTTTGTATATAACTACACCAAATTCATTCAAGCCTAAAGCTAACTCCTCTGATGCCTTGTTAGATATGCTAACGTGTGTTGGGTACTTTTCACCCCAACCACTTTTAACACCTGGTCTGCGCTTGTTATTAAAACTTTCGTATGGTACATTAGGAACAATATCATCTTCTGTCCACAAATTTTGGAACACGTCATCATGAATACTTTCTAACAAATCATAATTACTGGTGTCATTGAACCCATTACGCATATTACCTATATACTCAGAGAAACCTACTTCTTTCAAATAAGCTGGTGGTATATAGTTAAATATTGAGTACAAGGACTTTCTAAAACCTGAAGTAAAGAAAGAATAGGTTACTAAATCTTTAGCAAATCTTGATATCTCAGGATCACTAGACGTAAGTAACTCAGACCAACCATCTATTATACGATCTTTCGACCATTTTGTTTTAGTGTCTGTGGCTGTAAAGGTTATAATAAAGTTAGGTACAACATCTTTAAACGACATGGAAGGTTGTAATAATTTGATAAGAGGGTTACCAGCATATTTTGGGTTGTTTTTTACATTGTTAAGCCTTGATACCATAGAATCATTTCCGTATAACATACCTTCAAGTACATCTTCATCAACACCTAGCTCATTAACCATGAACCTACCTGTAATTGCAGCGAATATTTCATCGTTTATACTATTGAGTTGATAAACTGCGTTCTTGCTTATATCTGTTCTTCGACCTATTTCATCCATTATACGGTCACTTAATGCAACAATAGCATCACTAGCCATCACTGTAGTGTCCTTAAATAGAGTAAGCCCAAGTACAACACTATTATCAAAGTATGCGCTAAGAAACGTATCCTCAAACATAACATCCATATTCTTTATAACATTGTCGTTAAGAACTTTGTTTTTAAGTCTGTTAAATCTACGTAACTCTGCTAAGTTTTTACCAGTCTTCTTAGTGTCTATCTGTACAGCTTCGACTGCTTCAAATAAGAACTGCCCAAGTTTGTTTAGTTCGCTAAATTTATCTAATATTTGAAGTTGTCTTGCATAGAAATCTGCATCCTTTAAAGTATTACTGTGTATATCTTTCTTAAGTCTAGTAGTATTAAATATACCTTCCTTAACAAATACCCTACCTCTTCGTTTCTCCTTACGTATAGCGTTGTTTAATGAATTCTTATACGCAGTTTTAACCTCTGAAAGTGGTTTTGTCCTAGAAGGACGTATCTTACCACGTGAATTGCTATGTGCTTGTGCGTAGTCTTTCAATATCGGTTGTGCTAAGAATAAGAAAGCATTCTCACCAGCACCTGCTCTAACAAGTAACTCACCTACTGAATAGGTAGAAGGGTTCACGTTAAGATAAAATATATAAGGTTCTTTAGCAATGTCAACATGTGCGTTAATAAGAGCTGATAACCAATCAAGTATGGCCTCACCATCCTGACCGTATATCTGTGATAAATCGGTGACTTGTCTGCCGTCGAAATCTTTAGTATTACCTACTCCTATATAGTTACCTAGGTGTATGCCTGCTATCTGACCTAAAACGTGATGTACGTTAGCTCTAGCAAAAGGACCTATACCTTTTATACCCCACAAATACTTGTGCTTCACTTCCGATTGGTACATAAACGACGCACTATACAAAGAGGGTAATTCTGTATCATTACCTTCCCATTTTGATACATCGTCAGCTAAACCTTTCAATAAGGTAGTCGTTGCATCAAGCGGTTGATAATTATCTATAACATGATCATTAGACTTAAGTACAGCAAAGTAAGAATCTACTAATCTATTTTCTAAAGCTTTCTTAGTATTTTGTTTTATTTCAGAAAGTTTACCGAAAGATTTATAATTACTTTTTATCCAAGCTTTACGTATTGCCTCAATCTCATCTTCAATTTCCTGACGTGTATTAGAAATAATATCTTTAATATTGTCTCCCTTTTGTATAGCCTTGTTATACTCTTTTCGAAGACTGTCTCTTTTTTCAATGAACTCTGGTGAAGACATGTCTGTGTCCTCTTCCGTATCAAGTAAATCATCTGTTTCTGATTTGATACTTTTTATCTCATAAGAGGCTTCAGTTCTTCTACCAAACAATTCTGTTAACACTTCTAAATTTGCTTTACGTATACCCTTCGCTTCAAAAGCTATTGCTTCGTGAGAGTATACTTCTAATCTTTCTTCTAGTGTTGAGTTATCAGAAGTTAGGAAGCTTATACGTTTAGGTGTACCATCTATTATACTATAGTTATGACGAATAAAGTATAATTTATCAATGTCAAAGTCAGAGCCTGTTAATTTAGTAAATTCTGAAGGTAACACTACAGTAGCTGTCGAAGTTTCTGGTAAAAATCCTACAATCTTTAATGGTACTGTTGAAACTAAACCCTGAGTTGGAATACGATAACCTATGCCTGTAAACTGTGCATTTATATAATCTTCACGTTGTTTATGTGTCAGGTTGTTATAGTTAGGTATTGCATCTCTAAATATTTCTATGGAAACTTTAGCTTCCATGAAACCGTTCTCATCAATCAATTTTAAACTGTCGTCTTCTTCCACCTTACGTAAACCAAAGTTAGTCATCTGTATCAGAGACGTACCTGGTAGGTGTAATTCAACAGACTTTTTAGCAAGCATGGAAAGTAACGAGGACTGTACCCATTTCCTATCAGGTAGGGCATCAGGTTCGTAACGTTCCCCATCATCTTGTTTTGCAAACGCATCTATAAAAGCATCTGGCATACCTGATAAACGCGCTTTTGAACGTATCATATCATACATTTTATCAGGATCATCAGACAAATAAGTTTCATCGTCTATACCTAGTACCTTTAAGAATTCTTCTACACCTCTGTCAGACAATTCAGACATAAGGTCTTTATTATCTTCTTTAAGTTTATTTCCTTTTACTTTCTTGTTACCTACAATATACGTCTGGTCATCTATAATATTAGACAAAGCTATTTTTCTGAACTGTGTACCTACCAAAGTCCTTAATTCATTATGGGGGTCAGTTACTACTTGTTTCCTTAAGTATTGGAAATTGGCAGTACTTGATGGCATGTCTACTATATCAGCTACATTGGGGGAATCTGTTATAGGTTGTCTGTTAGCGTCTTCAGCATAGTATGTAGTTTTCTCACCTATACCTACCTTCACAGCTGTGTCAAACAATACCATATCTTTAGGACTGTTACTATCTGTCATAGAATCATACAGTGCTTGTAACATTGTACCTTTAACTAATCTAGGAGTAAGTGTGGCTAAGGACATTTTAAAGTACAAAGGTGACATGGTACCAGGATTAATTACAGGTCCAAAGTAACCAAACTTTAAAGGTTGCATAAACAAATCATCCATAACGGATTGTTCTTTCTTTGTAAGTTCCCTTTCCGTAACGCTTAGTAATTTATACGCCTCTTCTTTAACATCGTTCCATTCACCTAATCTTATATGTAAAGCTCGAAACATTTCCGGTGTAATATAAGCCTGACCGTCTGATGGGTCCACTTCCATGAAACCTGATAATGCTCTATCTGCCCTTTTTTCAGCTTCAGCTACAGCCATACCATTACGCATGTACTTCGCTACAAATTTAGGTCTTAAGTCCTCACGTAGTTTTTTAGCATCGTAAGTTTGAGTGTTTAGTATACTATAATTAAATTTATCATTGTTGTGAAGTAGTCTATCACCCTTCATTGTATCTCGTGGTATAGATAACCTACTTACCGTACCTGTAGATGCTATAACTGTATACCTTTTAATCTTATCTTCAAGATTCTTATAGTATACCGGTGACATAAATATAATTTTTTCTGCTTCTATCGTAGCCATTATACTGTTAAGTGTAAAGTTAGCCACTTTGTTACGTATAGCAATTGGTTGAATATTGTTAAAAGATTCTTTAGCTTTCTTCTTAATAGCCGTCTCATCAAACATGCGATTAGTTACGTTGGTTATAACACCTTTCTCGTTTTCAAACACATTAATAAGTTTAGCATCATCTAAAAATCTTAAACCGTCTTTTATTCTATCTTTTAATACTTTTTCAACATGACCACGTAAGCTACCTTCTGTTATATTTTTACCGTTAAAGTCTGTAAAATGTTGCCATTTATAACCATTAGCATCAGCATAGTTACGATTACCTGTCTTTGCATCTAACTTATAGTGTATGTTTTCTTTAAGAGAATCCTCTGTTCCATGAGTGCGTGCGTAGTGTATCTCATTAGTAATACGTCTAATTTGGTGTAACTCGTCGATAGCGTAACCCCAGAATATATCAATTATATCTTTAGGTAATGTAAGACTACCATCAGCAGCTACTATATAATCGAAGTCAAGTGGTTTTAATCCAGCTAA